TTGCAGCATCAGCTTGAGCTTGCGCCGCGGCAGCCTTCGGGTCAGGTGGAGGCGCACCACCACCATTGGGGTTCGTTAAACTGTCTGGGTTCTGAATACCGATGGTACGCAAAACATACTCTAGGGTCTTCATGACCTGGAATAGCTGCGGATCAGCCTTTGCCATCTGATAAACAGCTTGCGCTCTCAAGATTCTCTGCGTGTTCGAAGACGTGTTAGGATCGGCGCGAGGCACTAAGTTAAAATCGGTCAGCGCCTTGAGCAGCTTTTCCCTGTCCCAGTTGCTGTCGCGGTCCTCGTTGAACTTGATGAAGTCCTCGGGGTGCTCGCGGAAGAGGTCGCGGATCAGCCGGAACTCGCGGCTCTGCGCCGCGTGCAGCCGCTTGTGGGTCGACGCCATCACCTTGATGGCCTGCTCGATGAGCGCGATCGTCGTCCCTACGGGAGCGTCCTGCTTTCCCTCGCCCACCGCCATGTCGGGGATGCCGGCGATGCGCGACCCCGAGGAGACGACCTCCTGGTAGAGCTGAAACACGGACGAGTCGAACGACTTGTAGGGCAGCGGCATCACGGCTTTTCTGATGTCGCCGTCGGGGATCGCCGAGACATCGATCGGCTGACCGCCGCCGGGCGGGACAGAGATGTCCGTGGTGTTCTGCCGGTTCGTGCCCTTTGCGACCAAAAATCCCAAAAAGTTCCCGAAGATGCCGCTGTCGATCATGATGCGCAGGAGGGCCGTCGCCGCCACCGTGGGGTTGCCGGCGATCTGGAACAGCCCGATATCGTAGAAGCCGAAGCCCGGAACGAACGGGAACTTGACGAAGACCTCGCGGCGCCGCTCCATCTCGTCGCCCTGGCGCCAGTTGCGGCGTATCTCGAGGATCGTCCGGCTGTCCTTCTCGATCGTCACCTTGTAGGGCCGCGGCAGCCCGGTCTCCTCGCCACCCTCCCTGTGCTCGTCGCCCTCGACCTCGATCTGGCAGTAGCACTCGAGGATCGTGTACGGGATGTCCTCCGGCCGGTTGGAGACGGTGACGCCAGTGATCTCTTCCTTCTGCTCCTCGACGGAGTTGCGGGACTGGACGGAAGGGAGGCTAAGCGCCGTCTTCCGATAGACTTTGAGATGCTGCATGCGCTTCATGACGCTCTGCCGCATCGGGCTCGTGAAGGTCACGCGATCTGCGTTGGCCAAGTCCGTCGCGGCGTTAGATACGCAGATATTGGCTGCGTCGACTGATTCCGAAACCGGTCGCCGTCTAATAGGACATCGGTAGACTTTTTTGAATCCACTCCCTCCGGCTGCCACCCAAAGTAGCATACGCTCTGTATCAGGGACATACTCGCTTGCCGTATCCGTGAGGTAGTAGTTGAAATCGTCCTCAAGGAGCTGGGCAAGCTCGTCTCCCTCTGTGGTGTCCCTGCTGAGCTTGTTCTCAACCTTGACGGGGCCGCCGGTCGGAAGGAGCTCGGCGCTCGCGTTGGCCTGAAATCTGAGGCACGCCTCGAGCAGCAAGGTGTTGCGGCTCCTAGAGGTATTATCTACGCCCGCGGCCGAGCCCGCCCCCGCGCCGGTGGAAGGCTTTTCTATTTTCAGGGCGAGAAGCTTTATACCTTCCGCCCGTTCATCTAACCACTCCTGGCGGGACTTCTCGTCCTCCTCGATCGCGCGCAGGAGTTCGTCTGCGAGGTTGCCGAGGTAGGTCTCCTCTAGGCTGTCGGCGAGGTTGTCGTCGAAGCGGCTGTCCTTGAGACTCTGCTTGGGACCGCTTGTGCCAACACTGACGATCACGGAGCCGTCGGCGAGAGAAACGACGTTGGAGACGGGCGCCTGCGGCTCATCCCCGCCGACGACAATCGTCTGGCCTTCCTCAGCTGTCTCGCGCGGCGGAGGGGTCTGGCGGATCGTCGTGGGGAGGATGCCTGCCACTCAGCTGTTCCAGATCGGCCCCGGCGACGGGAACCACGGCAGAGTCGGCATCACCGGCTGAAATGGCTGCGGAGGCCAACCAGGTGACGGCGCAGGTAGCGGAATGTAGACGGGATAGGATGACGGCATTAGCCGCTGCGTCGCAATCTCTGCCTCCAGCTTCGCCAGTCTCTCTCCGATCGCCGCCAGCTCACGGAGCACGCGCGCCTCGAACGACTCAATCTCCTTCTCAGCGGCGGGCAGAAGGAGCGGCTCCTTCGAACGATGATCGAACACGATTTCCCTCACTTCGCGATGTCGGGCGGGTTCTTCCCTACGCCTATGTAGTCCGGCACCCGACTCTTGCGCTCACCGAAAGGTCGGGTGCGGCAGACCGCCTCCGCCGCCAACTGCCGACAGGAGATAGATCAGAATCAGGATGCCGAACACGGCCCACACGGCGTAGGCGACGTTCGCGCCGATCGGAAAGAACCGGCCGATCACCGTCAGCAATATCCAGATCACAGCGCCGAGAATGATGATCCCGATGCAGAGCCAGAGGATGCCGACGGCGAGTTCGATCATGCTCCACCGAAGGCGTGCGCCGGCAAGCGGCCTTCGGCCTTATCGTTCGCTGCGCTCACGGGATTAGGCGGCGGAGGCGGAACGATCGGCGCAGGATCGCCCAGCGGACCAGCGAGCGCAACGGGAGTTGGCTCTTTGGCGTCCATCGGCGGCGACAGCGCCAGTCGCGCATCGTAGGCGGCGTCACTCTCGCCTGGCTCGCGCTCAAGGGGTTTCACCCCGAGTTCCTTGGCGCGTGCGTCATCGGCCGCTTTCTGCTCGGGAGAGACCGGCAGCGGCGGCAGGACGTATCCCGCGGCGCTCGCCTCATGGATGGCGTGCATGTCGTGAGCAAGGGCGATCTGCGCCTCCGTGAGCGTCCGGCTCAGTCGCCGCGTATAGAGAAAATCGCTCTCGCCGGGGTGACGCTCGAGCGGCTGGCGCTTGAGCGACTTGGCCAGGGCGATGTCCTTGGCCTCCTGATCGGCCTCGAGCGCCTTGGGGCTTAAGCTCGCTTCGCTCGCGGCCTGCTTGGCGGTGACGGGGACATCGGTCATGGCGTTTCTCCTGCAAAACTCCATTGGAGGCGTGACAGCGTGTCCGCTGGAGGATAGATCAATAACCAATCGTTACGCCACATTTGCCCGCTCGGCAATGGTCAACTCTCGTATTGCTTCATCCGGCGCTGGGGAGCGCTGGGCCACATCTGCTCCTCGAAGGCGGCGTGCGACTCGTCCCGACGGTCAGTCACTATGGCGACGGTGAAGACGCTTCCACCGCTTCCTTGTCCACGAGCGCCCACTCGAGACGATGCGTCACCAGCGCGAGCTGCATTTCCTGGTCCTTGATCAAATAGTCGACGTAAGAAATCTGAGCCGCCTTGTATTCCTCAAAGCTCGTAGCCGCGGCAAGATTATCGCGGTGCTTACGCAAAGCATTGACTGATTCTTCCGGTGAGTGACGCGTCATTTTACTCTCCCCTGGTTAATCCTTGAAGCGTAGTAAGGATGAAGCGGACCGCTTCCCCTTGCCTTGAGATAGACGACATGATCTCGGCAACTAGGCTTGCAGAACTTGCGACGCCAGTGCCTTGCCTCGAATTCCTTCCCGCACCACTCGCACCTGCGAACTTCGATGACACGCCGCTCGTCGCCCTTCGGCTTGACACAACCAACAATCGACTTGAACGCATGCGCGCTGTGCCATTTTCGCCCCTCCGCCGATCGATGCCACTCGGAAGCCTTCGGTCTGATCTTCTGGAGAAACAAGCGATTCGCCTCCCGGTCGAACCTCTTGGGAAGCTTTTGATGCGCCAGCTTCTCCAGACATTCCAGGTTGCCGACGCTAAAATTGAACGTGTCGCCATCCACATGATGAACGTCGTGACCGGGCGGAACCGGACGGCCGTGGTTTGACTCCCAGATCGCGACGTGAAGCCCCTTCGCTCGCTTCCGTCCCTCGTTGCTCGTCGACTGGCTCAGATAGTAGCGCCGCTTGCCACCCATCCGGCGATACTCGACACCCTCGAACTCGATGATTTCCGGCGCCGTGTCCGAGTCAAACCGCACGATCCAATCTCCGATACATCTATCAACGTATCATTGACTGCTGTATCAGCTATTGTCAACTCTCATATTGCTTCATTCGCCGCTGCGGCTGGGACGGCCACATCTGTTCTTCAAAAGCTGCATGACTTTCATCTTTACGTGGTGCTAGAGACATTCGTCGTAAGTGTATGACGGCGTTAACTGTGGCGTCTGCGGCGTCATCATGAGCACCCCGCGGGAGAGCGGCCAATTCGTCCTCCACAAGCTGCGCCCAGTCGGTGTCGGGACGCCAGACGAGACCGTCACTGAACAGATGCTGAACCGTGTAAGCCCGCGCCACCTTGTCGAGCTTCCCCGGATCGTGGAGGGCCACGCTGTAGGGCGCGTCGGCGAACAGCCGCCGCATCTCCTGCTCGACGGTGTGCCCGGTGGCCTTGTTTTCGATGATCAGCTTGTCGACCTTTAACCGCTTACAGTCGTGGGCGATCCACTCAACAACGCCCCAGTTAGCGCGCTGGCGCTGCTCGAACTCCTCCTTGGATTCGTAAGGACCCTGGGGAGTGACGCTCCTTCCGTGCAGCGTCAGCCGCTTGCGCCAAGCGTGCATCAGCATGAGACGAGGAGTCCCAAAATGCTCGTTGAAGCGAGTCTCCTGGTTCGTCTCGATCCAGGCGCCGAGGATGACGAGCGCCGAGTAGTCGTTCTCCTTCTTCTCGGT